ACATTTATAAGTTAAGATTCACTTTTACTTTTTAATAGCGAGCCATATATGGAGGTTTTCCGAAGATAACCAATTTGGCCACCTTTATGGATTCAGATCGATTGTAGATCCTCTTATGATCTTAGCGCCTGTCGTGTTCTCTGTGTTTGTGCCGGCCACATTGGTGATTACATTGCCTTCTACATCAACAGTCATTGAGCCACCTACTTTAAGATTGAAATCACCACCACTATTCAAATTCATTTTACCTTGTACGGTAACAATGTTTACATCACCACTATCCACCTGAATGTTAATACTGGCCCCTGTGCCTACTTGTATATCGTAATGATTGTTCAGTGTGTTTGATTTGTTTATATACACTCTGTGACGGCCATCTATAGAGATATCGGAGTTCCCACCTATACTTACTTTGTTATTGTTGGTCAATATGGTATAGTGGTCACCTTTGATTATATCTGTTCTTGTGCCATTCGGCCCTATTTCATAGGAAGTTCCTGTTCGGTGTCTTTCATGTATTCTTTCACTACCATTCGTGTCGTCATACTCTTTGATATGGCCTGATTCGGTTTCATATACATGGTTATAAGGGTAGGTTGTATTGTACGGAATACTCGGTTGATCCCATGTATCTCCATCAGAGGCCTCAATAATTGAGCCATCGGCCGCTGTAGTAGGATTAAAGTCCGCTGTGGCAATCCCTCGTTCTCTTGTAGACCTACGTAGTGTTAAGGATAGGTGTGGATTGGTCTCCTCCCCCTCCTCCTTAAGATTGACCGCTAATCTGTTAGTATCTACTTCAGCTTTGTATTTCGGATAAACTCCGTTAGGATCATAAAATCCTTTTGTTGTGGCCGCCAATTCAGCTGGCCTGCCAGGTAATCTACCCAATATCACCGGTTCTTGACAATTCTCACCATCTCTAAAATATCCCATCACCCATGTGCCTTCTACCATAAAAGAGGGAGAAGATCCAAGGCCAGATATACCGGCAGAGGTAGTAGGAAGTATTACAGATGCCCAAGGTAAATCGGCCGTGGGTAGTTTGGCCTTATCAGCTGTATGAAAGCCAATACAACGAACTCGAAGACGGCCAGTGTATTGAGGGTCTTGTCTATCTTCGACAACGCCAGTGAACCAGATAAATCCGTTACGGCCAAGGAAGTTTTTGTCTATACTCATTTTATTTTTTCCGATATAAGTTTGCTTTTAATTCACTCACTATACGCCACTTTAACCTATTTAATATGGCCGTACGCAAATGGCCTATTCTACTACTTAGGACACTTACAGCACCTTTTACCATACCAAACCCTTGTCCAATATGAAAACAGGCAGTCGCCAGACTGACTTCAGCTCTTGGCCACCTCATATACCTCTTATAGTTTATATCTATCACGGTTCCCTTGTAGAACCACATATACTTTCTATAGTGATATTCATCTATCATTCTATCAGAGAGGTGGTTATATGTTGTTTTTAATTTGTTCTTTAATTGTTTCATTGTCTTTTATTACTTGCCTTTCACGGTGGTTTGTGTTATATTGTGAATGTTCTCTCTGTCGCTGGTGGATGGCCTATTGGGAACCTCTCGGAAGCGTCGGAAAACTCTTAACTCCTCTTATATTCTCTTATAAATCTCCTAGTAAATCATCTTGTAGGTAATCACTGTCTGCCTCATATATGTTTAATACTGATTGTTCGTATTCTCTTTCGTTCACACTGACATCCTCTGTTTCTATTTCATATGATGTTCTTACGGCGTCCTTCATACATTTAAGGGACATCTCGTAACTTTCTGATTCTGTTGATATGACATGTTTTACACCCATGACTAGGTACCGACCTGACCAGTAAGGATTTTGTTTTGGTAATTCATTTTCTCCTAATGGTTTCATAGAAGGCATTTCAAAGTTAATGATACAGCCTGCTGTGATTAAACTATTACCATATACTTGTAGGTTTAGATTGACATTACGTAAAGCAAGTCTTTGTGATAGTCTAGCTTGTAGATAGTTCTTTGGTCGTACTATCTCATAGTTGTCATGTATTTTACTTGTATTGGTAGTGGTCATTAATTTGGCGTTTGCCTTTTGTGATAGATCAAATGGTTGACCATCAAATTTAGAATAAGGCAGTAAAGACTTCTCATTTGATTTTAATCCATCATCATGTTCAGTGTGGAAATATTTACCAAAACTACTAATGTAGTCAAAATCTGTTTCTTCTATGGTCTTATTAAAACTATCGTGTGTGATGAGTTTGTTTGCATACATACCCTCGTTCAAATTAAATAGAGTGTTAGCAGGTCGTTCAAAGTGATAACCTAATACACTTTTTAAATCTGTTTCTACATCTTGGTCTTGTGCGTTTGCTATTTGATAGTTGTATTTAAATATGGCAGGTCTTGCTACTGAGCCACCAAGTGCCAACATTGACTCTATACTTCTAAAGTGAAATCCAGTTGGTGTTTCGTAAAATAGATAACCGGCATTGTTATATGATCCAGAAATAGACTTCTCACTCATTAAACTAATGGCGTTCAATGGTTTTCTATTTGGTATTACAAACTTGGTGTTTGTTTTTGTAGGCTCAAACAGAAATAGTTTTTTACTGTTTAGACCATCTCTATCTCTTATTATCTTCTCTACGCTCTCCTCAATTGGTCCTGCGTACGCTTGACTTACTCTGTTAAATGAGTTATAAAACATCTCCTTTGAACAGAATTGTAAATTATAAAACTGTGCTCTTGGATTTGTCGGATCTACTTGAACACCTGAAATCTTGTATATGTGAAAAGGATGACCACTATCTCTTACTGCATTTATTCCTGGCATCCCAGGTGTGTTAAACGATAGTTCTAATTTTTCTAAACCTGTAATAGGTAATACTGATCTTATATCTTGTGAGTCTTTTACAATTATATTACCTGACATAAAACCATTAAATATATCTTCGGTAAGTTCTATTGTTACCACAATTGGTTTTATATCGTATTCATATAATTGACCTTCACTGTCGTTCTTTCTATAAGATAGTATCTTAACAGTTTTAAGGTTGTAATCGCCAGGTCGGTTTATAATATTTGGATTATCTGATTGATCGGTCATTCATTACCTGTTAATTAATTTATTAAATTCTTCTTCAAAGGCAGGTAGATATGCTGGGTCTAATAATTTGATTTGTCTTTTTTCTTCTTGTAATCTTCTTTCGTATTCATAATTAGTTACCGCTTCTGCTCCTGTCGCATCACTGTTCACTTCAATTTTGTGTGAATAATCGTCAGGTCCATTACTTGTTTGTGTTCCACTTGATTGTGTGACTCATAGTGATGTACAGCACCTGGATTTGTGTATTTATTTTTTACATAGACCTCAAATGAATAGTCACTTAATGGCCAACCGTAATATCGGTCTGTTATATTATTCAACATTAAGATAATATAATGATACTCGGCGTCACCATATATCTTGTATGCTAAAGATTCTGGAGTTTCACCATTTTGTACATCATACTTGTCAAATAAAGAAAGACTATCTCTTACAGAACTTCTAATTTTTACTCGTCTTAATAGATCAGTTACAATTTTTAAGTTGCCTTTACCATCAATATCGTATAACATTTTTGGAAATTTAGAAAAAAACATTAATATCCTTCAGCTATTTCTTTTTTAGTTATAAATTGTGTTTCTTCAAAATCTAATGTCATTTTTGTAGTTACAGGTGGTGCGCCTTTAGCACCAGGTCTAAATGTACTAAATTGTTCACTTGGTCCATACTCAACATTCATATCTTTTAAAACACAACGACTAATTTTGTTTAAGTATTCATTCTCTAGTCCAAGGTAGGCATAGTGTATTTCAAATTCAGATGGTACTTTAAACAATCTACCACCTGTACCATTAACCATACCAGGATGCATATGATATTTAAACAAGAATATAATTTTATTAACATCTTCCATCTCATCTTCGTTTTTAGGCCAAAAATCAAATGAATAACTAAATGATCTAAAGTTAGGTTTCTTAAAAAACTGTTCTTCATGTGGATTAAAGGCAACACCTACTGATTTTGATATTAACTCTGCTGGTCGTCCTAATTCTAACGATTCACCAACCTCATCTATTAGTTTTTTACCATAGTTACCTAGAGCACCTACTCCACTTTGTAGAATGGTTTTTAAATTTTCTGCTGTATCACCTCCATTTCCAGTATCTTTTATTCCTTTTGCTATTGTACCAGCAGTATCAGTTCCGGTAACGTCATATTCCATTGAGTAATTAACCTTAACTCCTGGTGGCATATAGATTGATATTGCCGCTGATGCTGTTTTAGCTGATGGTTTTTTTGCTACTACTGAATTTTCTGTTTTGATTGCTGTAAATGGTCTATATCCACCGGCACCTGTTTTTAAACCTCTAATATTATTAAAAAGAGATATACCAGGTCCGATAGCTTCAGCGCCGCCGCCTGGATTTACTTGTACTCCAATTTTACCAGCCGCTTTTATATCACTATCTACCTTTTCAAAGTTATTAGACATAGCGTAAAATAATATGTAATGACCTAAACCATTTGATTCTAAATCTCTTGGATATGATATATGACTAAACTGTAGTGGATCTGTTGTTGCTTTAGCAATAGGTGAATCGGGTACTTCAAATGGCGACTTCTTTAGTAGTTGAGCAGCCACTTTTGCTTGATTGCCAGATACACTATTTACAAATCCAGACTTGAAACCACTAGTTACACCATTAATAGCCTTATTAGCAAAACCAGTTGCCATACCTTTTAAATGTGAAGATGCTCTTTTTAACATGTGATAAATAACCTTTGTATAGTAATATTTATAATGAAAAAAAGACAATCGTATAAAGGTATTTACAGACCAATCAACCCTAGCAAATATGCTGGTGACCCAACAAGAATCGTCTATAGATCAAATTGGGAAAAGAAATTCATGTTATATTGTGATAGGAATGATGATATAATACATTGGGCAAGTGAAGAATTGGCGATACCTTACATTAATCCTATTGATAGAAAGAGGCACCGTTACTATCCTGACTTTATCATAAAAACCTCAAAAGGCAAGCGATATATGATAGAGATAAAACCATTTGCTCAAACTAAAAAACCTACACCTAAAATAAAGAAATCAAAAGCATTTATGAGAGAGAGTTTAGAGTATATCAAAAATGTAGCTAAATGGCAAGCCGCTGATGTGTACTGTAATGATAATGATTTGGAATTTAAAATCTTTACTGAAAAAGAATTAGGTATCTATTAAACGTGTATGTTATTTGCTTGTTTATCAAAATAACTATCGCCTGAGCTTGTATTAACAGGTGATTGTGATACACTAGTCTTAGCAACATTTGTGCTTGTGTTTATACTTGATGGTTGATTATTTACAACTGTAACATTTCCTTGACTACCAGCACCATCACCTTTCAAATCTCTTTTATTTACATTTGGTTGTAATTTATTATTTAATGCCTCATCAAATGATGCTACAGTCATACCTGATTCAGCTAATACTTTTGCTTGTGTATCAGCATTACTTGCATCAGATTTATTTAATACAGAAGCTTCATTAAAGGTTTCACCTTTTAGTTCTGCCTGTCGTTTTTTAAGATCAATCATACGTTCAGCTCTTTTCAATCTATCTTTTTCATCCAGCATTTTCATAACTCTAAATTTAATTTCTTCTTTAGATATTGAGCCATCTTTTTCTGCTTGTACTAATGCATCTTTGAATCCTAGCCACTGTTCTTTTCTTTCATCATATGTATCACCTGTTGTATTGTACATATTAAGTCCTAAAGGTGGTAAATTAGGGTCGCCTGTTATTTTTCTGCTACTTGTGTAACACCTGAAGTCTTATCCATATTAACAGTTTTAGGTTTTGGTTTAGGTCAGTAGATGATTTAGGTTCTTCTTTTGGTTCTTCTATTTCTTTAGTTTCTAATTTTAATTTACTTTTTAATTTATCTGGTAATGGTAATGAGTCAATTATACCATTATATAAACTTTTTATGGCATTAATAAAACTATCACCTAATTTAGCAAATGTAGCTTTAACTGTTTTCCAGGCATTTGCTATCAAGTTCATATCACCTGTTACAAGACCTACGACTAAATCTTTTATGAATATAACACTAGCTAATAATCCACCTAAAATATTATTTAAACCTGCTACAGCAACACCTAAAGCACCGCCTATTGTGGCCAAACCAGTTTTTACTACCATGTCAAGTAATCCAAATACTATATCTGTAACTGGTTTTAATATTTCAAATGTTTTTTTAAGACCATCAATTAGAGGAGCTAAAGCTTTCGCTAACTCATCTGAATATTGTACAATTAAAAATAAGGCACCAACAATAGCTCCAACAGGACCTAATGGCGCTAATAAAGGAGCTAATCTAGTAATAACCCTGCTAAACCGGTCAATCGACCTAATGATCCTAATAATACTGAAAATGGTTTTACTATCTTGCTTAAAATACCTTTTTGCCTTTTTTCATTAAAGGTTGTATTCCCATACCTGCTAAGAAACCACCACCAGCACCAATATCAAAACCACCTTCATCTTCTTTGAGTCCATCACCTGAACCACCTACACCTGCTGTTAATCCTAATTTAGATTTTCTTTCTTTTTCCAATTCAGCCGCTTGATCTTTTTCTCGTCTTGCTTTTGCTTTATCAAAATTTAAAGTGTCAGCTAACAGTTTAGCAACTTTAGTTAAACCTTTATATTGTCTTAATGATATTTCTTTTATGTCTTCTAATACTTGTATTGTATCACCTGACATACCATTAGCAACTGAACCTGCACCACCAGCAATAGCACCACCAACCATTTGTTGTTGTGTTTGTATTACTTTAATTGCTCCTGATGGTAATACTAATTCAGCCATTATTTTTTACTTTTACTCGAACCTGTGTATAGACCAAACCAGGCAGCGCCAGCACCAACAACGATACTGATTAACCCACTCTGTTCCATAGTTGGTGAACCTAAGTTCATATACCATATTACACACTTATATAATAAGACTATGTAAACAGTTAAGAACAATCTAGGGAATATTCTCCAAGCGTCAATAGCTCTTGCCATATGTATTAATTTTGCGTATGGGTTAACACCTAAATCTTTAATAGATGTATCAACTTCTAAATCAACACTTATTCTTTGTTTAGGCTCTACAACCTTTATATTTTCTTTTTTACTTTATCTATTTCCATTATTTCCCGGCCGCCTCTCTCTGTCTTTTTCGTTTTCTTCTTTTATATACTTCGTTAGTAGAGTAACATATACCTCCCTCTCCCAAGGCACCATATTCTCTAACTCTGTTAAAGAATATTTATGATGTTGCATCAAAGCAAAATTTACACTAAAATAGTTTTCTAAACTATCGTGTGAGAGGGCTATCCGAAAAAATCGGTCAGTCCTTGTAATGTTACGTTACTTTTCACCTTTGTTTTAGGGTTTTCAACTTCAACTTCATGTATCAGTTTAGGCATAGTGTTATAAAAATCTTGTACTTTAACAAAAGTCTTTGAATCTAAAGACTCAATAAATTTGTCTAGTTCGTCTTTTTTATAGTCACTAGCATTATAAACCTTTTCACCTTCATAAATTTGAAAAACCGAATTGCCTATGATGTCGAACAATACATCTGTTTTTACACCCTTACTAAAGTCAGTAGTAGGATCAACAGAATTTAAAGTAGGATATTTTAGTATCATACCTATTTTCTTGTCTTCATCTATTATAATATTATTCGTATGTTTATCATCTACTTGAACCTCAACTTTTGATAAATCAATCTCTATATCAGCATAAGTTTCTTTGTCATCTGGACATAAAACTTTTAGTTTTGCTATCTCACCTACTGATTTAGCTCTTATCTGTAAAAACACATATTCTAAATCAAACGTTGGTAAATCATCAACATTCAGTGTGCCAAATGTACAGGCACTTACAATATCTTTTAAAGCATTCACAATTTGTTTTTGTTCTTGTGACTCTAATGCTTGAAGTAATACTTTTTCCTCTTTTACGAGAAAGGGCCTGAATTTAACCTTAACGTCTGCTGATGGCAAAGTCAATTCATATGATTGTGTTTCAATTACTGGTAATGCCATTATGTTCTCCTTTTGTATTAATTATATAAAAGGTGGAAATACTCTTCCACCAGTTGCTCTACCGATCGGTAAGTTTCTTCTTGCCGTATCAATAACTTGTCTACCTGCTCTTTTCAGTTCAGGTGGTAATCTATTTAGTACACCTCCTAATAAACCGCCAAAACCTGGACTAGGTTTAATATCTGGTAATTCACCAAATGATTTACCAACTGAGAAGTTGTTTACTTGGTCAATACCTAAGTTTCTCCAATTTCTATAGTTTAAAGTAATTGGTAATTTTACAATTTGGTCGTTTGATCCATATTCATAACTATAACTACCAATTGTTTGTGGATAACATTCATACAATCTTACCATATATGTAACTCTATCTCTATCATTATCAGATTCAAATGAACCTAATTGCATAATATCAACTGAGCCTGTGTATTCATCATAGTAATTCATATTGTGTGAGTTTAAATCAAAAATCATTTTCTGCCAAGTTTCAAAAAACATTCTTTGTCTTAAAAACTTGTCGCCATAAACCGATAATTCTACTGTGCCTGGAAAAGAATAAGCATAAGGCATTTCTCTTTTAGGACCATATATGTTAGAAGATTTTGTATTGATATCTCTACTAGGCATTTCAACACTATGGCACATCATACCAACAGTTCTTGCCAATTCTTGTCCACCTATTACACCCACTCCTTGTTGTGCTGGTGATTGTATAGAATTTTCATTAGCTAAAGTTTCTTTATCTAAAACTATATTATTTGGAATATTAAATCTAACTAAAAATCTATTAGGTCTAGCCATACCTTCGCCCTCAGATACTTTAGCCATAATACGGCCTATTGTGCTTTCACTAGCACCAATACTTTTACCTGGAAGTTCAGAAGCTCTTTTTAAAATACCACCTCTTGTCAAAGTGTTATCTCTAGGAAGACCAATTCTTATATCTTGGCCAAATATTCTCGTTCCACCTCTGAGTACGGCCATTAAATCATTCCTCTACTATCAGCATAAACTCTACTTGTTCCTGCTTTAACAAATCTTTGTACCGGTAAATAAACGGCCAATGCCGCTTCATCAAAGTCTATTCTTAAAAATTGTGATCTTACGTGATTATACAAATATTTCTTTATTGTTGGTTTAACTAGATTAATGTTTTTTACACCATCATAACTAGCTTCAATCTTTGTTTTTTGATTTAATCCACCATCAGCAAACTTTTGCATACGTTCTAGTAATTTAAATCTCAACATTGGTGGTAAATAATGAAAGTTCATTCCCATAAATCCACCTTTGATTGGTTCTAAAGGTAATACTAAAGGAAACGTATCATAGTAAGGTAATGTCTTTTTAAACTTTGGATCATAAAAGAACATATTTAATCGGCCAACACTAGGTCTACCAATTAACTTACCTTGATTCATTAACTTTCTAGCAGTAATTCTATCAGCAAGTGAAGATACATTATTTCTGTACCAATTTGCTGATTTTCTTATACC